GAAATAATCTCCGTATATGTTGAGACCTACTGTCTCATACTTTTATTTATGCCTGTTAATAAAAATTACGGTTTTGGACTAGCGTTTGGCGGCTAAATTTTGACGACTAAAGCCTAATCTATCGACGAATTTCACACCGTTACAGACAAACCCTTCCTGACTAGGGGTACCATCTTGTAAATAACCCTGTACAGGGCTACTTGCTGCTGCTTTATGTAGTTGTGCAACAATGTCACTCTTAAGTGCATATATGGATGCCCAAATTTTTAACATTCCAGCCAATGCATCTTTATTACTATTAATATATTCGGTCAACTTATTTCTCATACTAGCCGTCATTGGTTTGTTCTCAAAATAATTTATAAAGTCATCATATAAATTGTCTAGATTACCAGATACTATCTTTTTGTTGATATAAGTTGTAAACAATTGACTAAATGCCGACGAGGCTTGCGGGGCTTTTTTGATAAAGTTATCTGCTTGTGCTCCATACTTTTGTATGTTGCTTTTTGCGTCATTAAACAGTTTAGTGTTAAGTTTTAAGTTTGCTTGCTCTGGCATTGCACTAGGCACTATAGCAACGTTGCCATTATTTTTTAATTGTCCCACAGTTCCATTAAGTGATACTGCTTCATCTGTACTAATACTTGTTGGGTTAAGAAATTGATGTACTGCTATACCTGCAACTTTATTATTAAATAATTTACCTATGTTACTTTTTGTATCTACCTTATAGGTTATGCCGTTTGGATTCGCACGGAAGATATAAGATCCGTTTTGGTCTTGTAGTGGTTGACTGAATAATAAGTCGCCCCAGTAATATCCTTTAGTGCCCTGCGTTTCTTTATCAAGACCTGGCCATATTTCATTTATTAAATTGTATAATCCCGATCTATCTACGCCCCTTGCTTTGTCATACGCTATAAACTGTTGTGGGCTATAAACTTGTCTACCTGTGCCGTCTTTCTTATTGAACATGTGTTTGTCCATAATACTAAACTTGCCGTTGGTTCCACGACCAAATATTAGTGCAGGATATCCGTCCCACTTAATTGTAATATTTTTTGGATTTTTAATACAACCTTGAATTGCAGCGAGTGCGCTATTTGCACCTTCTAATCCGCGCAATAATACTAAATCCTCTGGATGATCTAAATGTCCTTTATCTTCCTTGATAAATTTTGTAAAATCAAGGAATTCTCTTATACTAAACATGACTTATTTTGATCCGGGCCTTAATTGTACAACTTTACCGTCGTCTTGCTCTGGTTCTTGAGACTGTGCTACTGCTTGGTCTAGAATATTTGCTGTTGTTTGATCTGCTAATTCTCCCTTTTTAATTGCACCTCTAGAATTTTGTGCTACCCAGCCTTTAGGAGTTTTTGCATAATCAACTTGATTCCAAGTTGCTTTAGGTGATTCTTGACCTAAATCGCTCATACTTTTTGTTAGAGCAGTTATCAATTTTTGTTTTTCTCTAACTGGCATATCTTTTGTTAATTCAACAATGTCTTTGTCGTTAACAATATCTTGCATGTATGCCAAGTAATTATTATAATCAGTAGTACGTAGTTCTTTAAGTCCGCGCAATATACCTTGTATGTCGGTTGCTACGTTTTTCGGTATATTACCTCCACCACCGCCACCAGTTGGACTACTACCACCAGACGGCGGAGTAGAACCGGGTGTTGTTGGAGTTAAACTTCCTGCTTGTGACCCTGTTGTACCTGATATTTTCTTCTGAGGTCTTAAGCGAAATACGGAATATGCAATATTACCTAATTGAAACATTAAACGTTGTGTTGCTTTACTTACGTGGTTTCCACTTTTAAACTGTCCAACAAATCCTGACATGTCTTTTTTCATACCATTAGCAATTTGATTCGCTAAGGTATTAATTTGTGGTTTATATTTACTATAGTCTGCACCAAAACTTTTTACATAAACTTCAAAAAATTCTTCAATAGCATTTTCTAAAGTGCCTTCATTATCTTGTTCTGCTATGATTGCTTCAAATAATGAATTTAATTTAGAAAACTTCTTGTGTTCCATTTGATCTTTTGTATAAACACCTAAAGGGGCTTTAGGGTAGACTCCTCTATGTTGAGAAGAATCAAAGTCACCTGCTACTGCCTTAGGTGTAGGAAGTTCAAAATCTTTGCTTGTAGCGACCTTTGGCTGGTCTGCATAGTTATACGTATGTGATTTTTTAAGGTCTATAGTACCACCACGTATTCCGGAATACAATGTAGTAATTAAATCATTAACAAAATCTTCTAGGAATGCTTTATAGTATTCTTGTTCTGATATTGAAGATTGTTGTGGGGCAGTACCTGTACGTCCTACCTCAGATATTTTTTGTGTCATCTTTCTTCCTCAAAGACTTGCTAAATCTCTTAGGATCTTTGCTTTTAACAGAACTTAACAGTTTCTTTTCAAGAATTTCTGCCTTATCTTTATCATAATGGCGATTAATCAATTCAATAAGATTAATAGCACTAGTTATAATATTGTTAGCTCTGCTTTCAATGACATGGGTCATATCTCTATTGGCTCCAATAGCCTCTAATTCCTCAAGCAGACTTTTAGTTCTTTTTTGCATATAAGCAATTCCCGATAGTATTTATCGGATTTTTACCCTTTTGATTGCTTTATTGCTGCCAGCATTGTCTTTAGTTTAGTGCTTTGTACGTCTACAGCATCTACATTTTTGCTAATTGGTTCTAGGGTATTTTGAATTTGTGCGTTGGTTCCCGTTATATTGCTTACACCCTTTATCTGCGACAATAACTCATTTCCCGATGGTTGAGGTTTAGGTGCAGTTTCCCCGTCGTCTGTGATACGTAATGTATCAACATCAAACTTCAATTCAATCTTTTGTCCTACGCCAGAACTGCTACGTGTTTTCATCAACTGAATCTGATATAATCCGCGCTCACGCATACTGCGACTTGTAAAGATACCGAACACATTGTCAGCAGTATTGATCTTACTGATACCACCTGAGATATGACTATGATCAAACTCAATTTCTTCAACTGCGCTACGATTCAACTGACTTGCTGTGACGAATAGTACATTCAATTCTTTAGCCAAGTTACGTAACTCCTCTGACACATATTTGTCTTTGACGAACAAATCACTTGGGCTGACCTTAGCACTAACTGGCATGATCAAATCAAGATAATCGATACATAAGAAGTCAACACGCATACCAGTTTGTATTTGTAGTTCCTTGACATACGCTCTGATATCGTTGACATTGCTCTGTGCTGGCATGTACTTGATGCGTAGTTGACCAGCCTTCTTTGCGACCATCTTGACTTTCATTTCAACATTATCAATGTCTTTGAAAATCTCACGGCTGCTTGTGTCAGTCATCATACTATCGATACGCATTGAACATAATCCTTCACTCAATTCAAGCGTGACATAAACACCACTCAGTCCATTCTGCACCCAGTTGACTGCTAGATTTTGCATGATCAAACTCTTACCTGATCCACTACCACCTGCAAAGATTTGTAGTTCGCCACGATTGAATCCACCATACAACTTCTGATCAAGTGTAGGCCAGCCTGTGCTGTTCTGACCATTATTACTTTTTAATGCCATGAGTCTTGCTCGTGGATCAGCAAAGTAATCTGTGCCCATGTCCTTCTGTAGAGAAATCTGAACTGCGTCTTTGATCAGTTTCTCTACAGGTCCATACTCGCCCTTCTCAAGATGATCAGCACTCTTAAGAATAGCCCTCTCAAGTTCTTGTCGTTTAGTAAATGCCTCGAATTCTTCTAGGAACCAGTCATAGTGACCATCATCTAGTTCATCTAATCGTTCAATGCTTACATCTGTTGTAGCCTTGATTTGTACTGGATCGGGCATTACATTGTATTTTTTAGTATGATCGATGATAAACTCTGCGACTGGGCGCATACGTCTATCAAAATTCTCAGCATTCATAATGTTCATAACACGGGTATAAAGCTCCGCATTAGTAACCATCATTCGTAAGAATAATGTTTGTACATCAATGTTGTAATCGTTTATCAATTTTTTTCCTCTGCATTTCTATTTTAATCTTATTGTTAGTCGCAGATTGTAAGATACTTAGTAATGCAGGAAGTTTTCCATATTTTATTACAGCATCATTAACATCCTTGACATTATCTTCCCAATCCGGCAGACTAACTTGAAAGCCATAATTTAATGCTTTGTCAATTATTTCTAACCCGGTTTTATCTTGGTCTGGAACTACAATAATCTTTTTATTAAGATTTAGTAGTAAATCTGCTTGAGTATCACTTATAGTATTGTGAGTTAGCGCACAACCGTTAATACTTAATGCGTCAAATATACCTTCTGTTACTATGCAAACTTGATATTCAGGCTTTTGTAGGTCAAATCCAAACACATAACCTTGCTGTTGATCATTTATAAACTTAGGTGTACGATTATCTAAGTACCTACTAGTATGTCCTACTATCTTGTTTTCAAATGTGTAGGGTATAATCACACGATTAGCCTGACGCCCTTCACTATCAGGCGTACACATAAAAGGATATGAACCTAATTCTATTTTTCTAGATTTTAAATAATCAACATAAATTTTATGTTTTGTGTTTGCTTCATCAATGAGTTCGGCATCAGGTAAAGTCACTTCCTTAAATTTAATTTTCTTTTTTTCTTTTGTTAATTTTACATAATCTAACAAATCTTTTTGTTTTAGACTTTCTAAATTCCATTTGTTTATTTGGTCATTATCTACACCACAATAGGAAAACAATTGTCGTGTTTTCTTACTTAGGTTGCGCCCTAAAACAAAGTTACAAGAAAACCCACAGTTAAAACAGTTATAAGTCCAGTTTTCACCGTCAAATCTTATGCCACCGCGTCCGCGACGGTCTGCACTATGTCCGCGATATTGGCAACAGATTGCGTTAAAACTATGCCAACCGCTTTGCGTTAACTTTTTCTTACCTGGAACTATTTGAAGAATATCAAACACTCTGTAATTATAACAAAGTGTTGCGAAAAAACAAAGACTATTGGAAACTTATCTTGCCAAAATATTTGTTACTGCGCCTGTATTACTTGTAAACACCATACGCACAAATGGATGATATCCTTTTATGGTGTAACCCTTAGTATCGGTTATATTACTGTATGTTGCAGTGGTAATAGGATACCAATCACTACCTTGTTGGCTTGTAGTACCTTCAACTGTTACATCGCCATTAAATTCAAAATAATGTGCTTGTAAAGTTAAAATTGGGTTATCCTGTGTGTTTATAATACTAGAGTAGTAAGTATTTGCGTTAGGTAATGCGTTATCTATACTATTGTTAGCATCTAAATTTGGAAATGGTTGTCCTGTAGGTATAGTCACACTTTCGCTAGGAACAAAACTTGGTAAGACGCTATTAACGATGTTAATTTGACCACGTGCTCCTGCTGCAGGATCTACGAATACTGGGAAATCAAACTCACCTTCAGGAATAGTTAAAGAATAATGACATGCTTGAGCAGGAATATCTTCAATTTCCGCCGCATTTAAAAACAAATATGCTAAACCCGTAGCAGGAAGATCACTTGACAATGCTTTGTTTATAAGCACTTCGGTACCGTTATAGTTTATAATTCTACAAGTAATTGTTTTACCTGTAATGTCTACCTTTTTTTGTTCTTGATTAAGAAACTGAAATTGTATTTTATTATCTACACCTTTGTGTAGCATAAGAGTTTTAGCATAATTTGGCATATAGGCCCTCGGACTGTTTCCTGTCAGCAGTACAACAATCTGACGTTGTGTAAAAAGAAAAACAGATGTTGAATATCCAACGTTTGTAACTGTCACAGATGTTGCTCCTTAAGAGTATTTATTTCTCTAAAAGATTATTATTTTATTGGGTGAGATTGAGTAAATACTCTGAATTTATTACGATGACAGCAAGAGACTTTTTTAAAAAATTAAGTGAGAATCATCCATTTATAACAGTATGTTCTTACGCTAGCCAAGACTATGTAGGCATCATACAAAACAGGGATGACTCCTGTACGAGCTTTTATGATTATGGCTCTATAGTCGATCCTGTTGTAAAAGACACATTCTTAAAATTAGGGGATATATGGTGGTGGGAAAGTAATAGACTGATACCCATCAATTTGTTTCTTAAAGAAGAATGGGCACCATTTAAACCCTATTTACGCACTTTTAACAACAAATCTTTAGTGATAGTGCATGGGCCTATAGTAAGTATTACTGAACTTAATAAGCGTAGAAGTAAGCGTAAAAGCATTACGCTTGTTAAAAGATTAACCTGATTTACGTCTACGTTTTTCTTTAGCCAAATCTAGAGCAGTTGGCCCCACTTTTGTGTCGAATGTAATACCATCTAGGTGGTCATACTCATGTTGGAATACTCTAGCGGCTAAACCCTCTAGGTCTATTTCTATTTGTTCGGCTTTTGAGTTATAGTACTTGACTTTAATTTTTTCATATCTGTTAACCTTTAGCCATAATCCGGGAAAACTTAAACATCCTTCTTGATCTTTTATTTCTCCCTCTCCACTGACTATTTCAGGATTAATACAAACAATCAGTTTATCAAGATTTCCCATTATAAAAATACGTTTGTTTAGTCCTACTTGCGGTGCTGCCAAACCTATACCATCACTGTCAAGCATTAATATAGCCATGCCCTTAACTAAGTCTGTAGGATCGCCATCTGTATTAAAATCATAAGCAACGCATGGCTGCTTTAAAAATGGATCGTTTTCTTTTAAAATTTTAAGTTCCATGTTCTTTTAATAAATTCATATGCACTACCACAAGATGCGCGTAAGCAACTGCGTGTGACTTTTTAAAACTATAAGTACCTTCTTCTTTATCCCATATTGTCTTTGCTACTTCTGTCCAGGGTAATCCTATTAAGTGTTTTTTACCTGGACGAATTACAGCAAGAAACATCGCTAGCCTTGGTATATTATTTATAGGCTCAGGCATACGTTGTAATGAATTATAATGATTGCCTATATGAATTAGTTTTTCAACTGTAACTGGGTCAGTCAACATAGACCAGTCTGGATCTTTCATTAGATCATTAAGATGTTTTTCATCCT